CTACGTGGTTGTGCAAATCATTGTAAGCACCTGGTGGATTAATGTTTAGCCAAACATTGTATAGTTCTAAAGGTTTAAGTCCAACTTGGTTAGCACAAAAATTAACTTCTTCTGTGATAGTTTCCAGCAGCCTATCAAGTGCTTTAGACTCACCTGCTTTTAGATTAGGACTTTGGTATCCGCCGTAGTTGCTTAGAACTTGTGTTGGTACATCTTTCTTTAACTCATAAGCATATGCTTTTAAGTCTTCGTTCTTACCAACATGAATCATTGAGCTCCAGACAACACTAGGGAACCACAACTCTGTGTGCATCGCCATTCTAGAATCCTAAGTCGTTTTTTCTCTTGGCTAGGTTTTTCTTATGCCTGTTGATTGCCGCTTTCTTTTTTCTATTACGCTTTTCGCAGGGCTTTTCGTAATACTCTCTTTCACGTACTTCTTGAATAATACCTGCTTCTTGTACTTTCTTCTTAAAGATTCTAAGAGCTTTGGTAACATCATTGTTACGCACTTCTACAGTAAGACCTTTAGGTTGTTCTTTAGGTTTACTATCCCAACGCTTGCCGCTGTTGAAGTTGTTAAATTTATTATTTCTTGGCACTAAGTACTCCTTCCTTTAGTTGTTGTAAATCGTATATGCGATTCATACTTAATTTATTATACACTGTTTCTACCGCATTTGTCAACCAATAAGTGTCTGTATGCGATATAATATATGATGCAAGTTCTCGTACTTGAGAATCGCACTGATCGAGGTCCATAATAGTTTTGTCACACATCTTAACTAAAGTAAGAAGCCAGTCTAAATCGTGGTCATGTGCAGGCTGTGAATAGATATACAAGTTAAAATTTATATCCCAGTCTTGTATAATTGTTTGAAATTCTTCTTTAAGTTCTGCACTTGGATATATTAACAATATACTAGGGTCGCTATTATGTAATATATCGGGCGGAGTAATTACTTTGATTTGAGGCATGTATTATTTTTTCAACCGTTTCCAAATAGTATCATCTGATTGTTCGCCGTTCTGTACGTACCCTTCTTCGTCTGGTACCCACGGTAACTTGTCAATCCTACCTTGTATATATAAAGTTTTCCAACTTTTAAGGTTCTCGTCTGGATTATCTAGTTTCCATTGACGCTTGCGTTCGGCTATAGATGCATCTGCCTCAAGTGCATCTATGTGTTCACGTCTTTCAATTTGTGATTGATCTTCGCTTGCTTTAAGTCTTAGGTCTTTTTTTTTAGATTCTTCTATTTCGTTTCCATAAAAGAATGCGTTTTTTGTATCTGGGTATTTTGATTCTTCAGCACTTTCAGCCATTGCCGTTGCGGCATCATCTACAGCACTCGGTAGTTCTTCTTTAGCTTCGGCTTCTTCGTGCTTCTGTGCCTTGTTGTTAAACAAGTCTACTGGGTATTCTTCTTCAGGCTCTGGCTCAGGCTCTGGTTCAAATGATGGAGGAACATTAGCAGAAATTATATCTGCTCTCATGCGTTCGTAGTTGATCCATTCATCGTTGTTAAGCTCAGGTTGTGGCTTACGTTTTCTATTCCATTCAAACGTGTATTGACTTGCTATTAGTAATAGTACAGCAAGAGGATCAAATACAAATATAATTGTAATAATAACCCAACGCACCGCTTCTTCTAATAAGTTTTTATTTGCTTGTTCGCCATACACAAATTCAGCAATGTATTTGATAGGTCCTACTTCTGCTTCTAGTTTTCTGTACTCTGCTTGTAGTTCAAATTTCTGATCAGTAAGTGTTTCAATTTCTGCATTTGCTGTTCGAACTCTTTCGAACTGTTCATCTAACAGTTCGTCAAGGTTAACATCGTCTGTACCTAACTTGCTTCTTAGTCTATTGATAAGTGTATTAGACTGTGCAATGTTATCGTCTGCAACAGTTCTTAGTCTTTTAATTTCTTCACGTGCGGCTATTACTGTAGGCGAGTTAGCAGAGTCTTGTATCTTAACTAACCATTCTGCACGTTCTATTTGTTTTTGTTCTTTCCAGTCGCCAATCTTTTCTGCTGTCTTTTTACCAAAGATGCCGTCAGCACTAGCACCAATCATTTGTTGTGCTTTTGCTACTTCGCCATTGTCTACATAACCTTGTAGTACAGATATGTCTGCATCAATCTTATCTAGTTCATCTTGGTATAGTTGTGTTACATTTGCAATAATTACATTCTGCTCGTCAATGGCAGGTTGTATACGATCGTATGCTGTGTCAATACGTTTTTGTTCTTTATCTATTTGATCTTGAATTTGTGAATCGTTGTTAAATGTGCTTGACTCTAATTCTCTAATTTTATTTTCAGCACGACCAACTTGACCAATGTATCTTGATATCTCATCTTCAATACGTTCTATTTGTGCAACACTTTCTTCGCCTGCACTTGTTTGTTCGATGTGTGCTTTACTTAGGAAACCAAAGATACCCATACTTGTTATAAGCATAAGAACGAACACCGCAGAGGCGAGATAAGTTCTCAGCCACCAAGCAGCTTTGCTCCAATGCTTGTGTAACCAAACAGCGGTCACAAGTTTACCAACCTCTAGCACACCGCCCATAATCATAATTGGGATAGCGGCGGCTGCAAATATAGCAACCAGTCCTGCTACAGAATAGTAAATTGCCACGGCCGATATTGCAAGGGCCGTGATTAGTGTTAGTATGCCTAGTAACATTGTATTTCCCTCTATGTATTTATCGTTATTTTCGGACAAAATGCCACCTTGCATCTTCAAGATGCTTCTTACATACAGTTTCTTCAAAGTGTCGTGAACGACCTTTAACAGTTACTTGACTATAAACTACTCTACAGAATCCTCTACCTTGTGGATAACCGTGTACAGCCTTAACATGGCCCATTGCATTACGTTCGTACCAACTAATAACCTTGCCGTAGTCGCTGTCTAACGCCGTATAAAAGGCGGCTGTTTGTTTTAGCTTCTGTTGCTTGTCTAGTCCATACTTGTTTGTAATATACAAGCCGTTTACAACATCAACCATAATGCTTGTGCCACTGGTTGGACTGTTAACAGTAGGAACTTGTACAGCACTAGTCTGATAAGGCGTAGTTGTTGAACACGCCCCTAGACTAATTATTGTTGCCGTTAATATTAATGATTTCAGTGCTACCGTCAAGTTTCTCACAATATACTCCTCTAGTAGGAATTACCTTCCCGTTTCTAAATTCATTATACCAAAACTCTTTACAACCTGCATCAATTCCTGCACGTTGTATAGCAACTTGTTGTCCTGGACGATCAGTACAAGAGTGTGTTGCATTACCTGATACCTTCTTGCCATCTTTTAATTGGACAGTTTCATCAGTGTAACAGTATGGCGCCTTGTAGTCAAAGTAGTCGGGTGTTGTACACCCTGCACTACTAATTGCTACTATTGTCAGCAATAGATACTTGACCATTATTAGCCTCCTGAATCAGACGATCAAAAGTTTCAAGTGGCATCTTAATTCTTACATATGTATGAACGTTGCCAGTAGATGCAAGTTGGTAAGACTTCTTCTTAACTTCAAGATGCTCTCTAATAACTGTATCTTCAACAGAATGTCTTACATACGTTCTAGTTTTACGACTAGTGTCTTTGATGTCTACTTCGGTAAAACTATTCACAGTACCGTTAATACGTTCTGCATAACCTTTCACAGCAAAAGTATATGCTTGTGATTCACTTGCTTGTTCGTATTGACTTTCGCCCATACCACATGCATATGCATAATCAGTTTTCCAAAACAAGAAACCTTCTGAACCAATTTGCTCACAGTCTTCATACCACTTAGGGTTTGCTTTAGTTTCTCTTACATCAATAGTAGTCATTGAACTACATGCTCCAAGTGTCAAGATGACTCCTGCGAATGTAGCTGCTTTCAACATATTATTCATTATAGCCTCCATTTAGCCTATTCATTTAAGTTTATAGTATATGTTCAAGTTAAAAGAATGTCAACCACTTTTATGGCCAACGGTAAAAGATGTGTTGTCCTATACGTCCAACTTGATCTAAATCACTAATCCATCTAGGGGAAACATATGTTGCATGATAGTGTGTAGCACCTTCTGTTATGCCTCTATATCTTCCTAGATACACAAGACGCTGTGCAATTTCCTGCGCTCGCATCCAACTGTCTAAGTCATGTGTTGCATCACTACGACCATCACACCACCAACTGAATTGACACTTGTGTCGAACGGGATTGTATATGCGTTCGTCATCACGTAGTCCAGCATATTGTTTGGTCTTCCAACTCTCCTTTACTGGTCCTTGTTTTACTACTCCGCAAATAGTATTAGGATAACGTGTATCCTGTACACGATTAAGAACTACATCTGCAACAGCATATTGTCCTGCAATATGATCTGCTCTTGCTTCATGATAGATGTTTATTGCTAAACAGTACAGTTCGGGCTCTTCGTTTTCTGTAAACACTTCACCTTGTATCGGTTGCTGAAATGTAGAGCCTAGTACTGAAGTTGTGAATAAAAGAATAAAAATTATACTTAATAAATGTTTCATGCTTATCTCCTCATCTTTGCAATTTCTTCTGCCTGTTTAGTGCCACGCATCACAGGAACAGCATTTGACTTATGCATTGTAGCAATACCTACAATAAGATCACCTGTATACTTTGGTGACTCTTTCTTAGTACCGCCTGAACAACCTCTATTAAATGTACCGTTCTTGATTGCTTCTTCCATTGCAGAAGGAATCTTAGGATCATCTCTACGCCAAGATGTATCTGGTGTATATGTGCCTCTACTTTTTACAGGGGCTTTGTATTCACCACGAACATACGAAATGTAATCGTTTACTGTGTCGTACTGTAATGAGTGATTGTTTGCTCGACGCATTGCTTTGTTGTGCTTGCGCCATTCGATAGTATATCTTTCGATATCTTTTTGTGTGAGAGCTTTTTTCTTACGCTTCTTAGTACTGATGGTACTAAGACCTCTCGCTAGATGCATTGTCATATTGCCTACTCCGTGCCTGTATTATAGTAATACTATAGCACGAAATAGACGTTATGTCAACCTTTATTTTGTCATTTTAGCGACAGCGGCATCATAGTCTTTACGACTTACTACCCCTTCACGTAATAACTTATCTCTATTAACTAGATGTTTTGCCGCAATCTCTTCTTTGCTTCCGCCGAAGTATGCTACAGCATGTCCTTCTTCAACAAGTATTTCAGTGACTCTTCTACCGTCAATAAGGAAGTCTCCAAGGATTCTTCCGAACTTGCCTTTTTTGTCTTCTCCACTTCGATCAATTTCTGTTTTAAGTATTTGTGTTGATCCAATTGGTAACATGTCTTTGAGTCTTGCTTTAGACGCCAGTCCAAATGTTTTCTCTACTTTGTCTCTTGTTCTTGATTCAGGAGTATCAATGCCCATTATACGAACACGTTCTCTGTGCATCCATATACCAAACCCTAAATCGATATCTATATCAACAGTGTCTCCGTCTACTATACGTAACACCTTACATTTATATTCGTACATACTTGCCCTCTCTTATAATTATATGCCCATATTATTTAGCCATAAAAAAAGACGCAATAAATGCGCCTTCTTTAATTCAAATAGAACTTTGTGGTAAATTACAACTTAATGTTGAACCCTACTACAAATTCTCTATCTGTGTTGTCAAAATCAGTATCCATTTTGTTTAGGATCTGTGCGTTTAACTCAACGCTTTCACTGATAGACATTCTAGCACCAACTGCCGCATAACTATCTTGATTGTTAAAATCTAAGAAGTCGCCTTCTAATGAACTAACATCGTAGCCTATTTCAACATATGGCGTTACGCCAAATACTGGTGCTTCGATACCTACATACGGACTTAATACTAATCTGTCATTGGCAAATGAATCACCAAAATCATAGTGTGCTTCTGCAACACCATAGACATTTAGATTAAGTAATGTAAGGTCAGCTCTTTTAGATAGATTCAATCTGTAATCATCTGTTGAGCCGTTGCTAATAAATTGTAATCCAACATTAGCTACTGGGCCTGCGTTGCTCAGTGTAAACACATCTGCGCCATCTGCGAAGTCAGCGTGTGTTCCTGCTGCGTAGCCAAAAGATAAATTACCTGTTGAAGCCGTTACGCTTACACCAGTTTTGTCGAAGTCATCGGCAAATGCTGGTACAGCCATAAAGGTCGCTGCTACTATTGATAATAATAGTTTATTCATAAAACATTCCTTTTTTTATTATTGTCGCGTCTATATCATACGCAAAGATTATTTAGTAAATTAGTAAAAATCAGTTTACTGTTTTTGGCTAACTAAAAAATAGTGCTTTCGCATTTCCTGCTATGATCATAAAACACGTTATTATGTGTAGTACAATCCAAAAAGTACGGAATGCTAATGCTCTCCGTACTTCTTGTTGCGTAATTGGTAAAAATTCTGGCTTGTCTTCATCAGTAACGCCTATCGGCATACCAACAGTTCGGGCCCAAAATTTAAGCCAACTTCGCTGTCCACTCATTACATTGAGTTCTTCTTTTCAATGATTTCTTTTCTACGATCTTTAGTTAGTTTACCTAAATCGCCAAGTGCTTTTCTAGCTCTTGTTGCAGCCGCCTTTACACCTTTCTCTTCGAAAGTTGCATGCTCTGCCAAGTAGTTATTGTATGCTTGTACAATTTCTTCATGTGTTGCCATAATGCTCTCCTGTATTATAGTTACAAATTTATTTAATAGATCTGCGTTTAAGGGGTGTTAAAAGTGGTTTAGGCTGGATCGCCAACTTTTACGTTGGCACTACCTGTTGCGGCATCGCCACATGTAGCAAGGTCACCTGCATTAACAACAGCAACTCCGCCAATGAATACATTGTTAGAACCTGCTATCATAGTTGGTCCGGCATGAGCGCCTGACCCGTGACCTTCTACATCGTCGCCGTTAACAATGACTAGTTCGCCATTTGCGAATACAGTTGCTTGGCTCGGAATTAAATCTCCGCCTGCTGTATCATTGTTACGACTAATACCAGGCATCTAAGTTACAATGCCTGTAGTTTGTTCAACATACTGTTTTGAAATTTCTTCAATAGTCGAGCCTGTTGTCATTACGTTTGTTTGTTTGAACGTCATAACTTGGTCGTTTGTTGTGCTGAACATATAAGGTGCTAGAGCAAGTCCTTGCTGACCCATAACAATAGCCATTGGCTTTTTGATGTCATAGCCAGTGTCAGTTTCTGCTTCTAGTCTTCCAATTATTTCTTCGCCTGTTGAGAGTTTTAATGAAATAACATCTCCGACAGCGGTTGGTTTTTTAAGTAACATTATAATGTGTGTCCTGTGCCATTGAAGTTGGTGTCTTCAATATATTTTAATAAATCTGTGTAGCCACCAATGTTCTCACCATTGATTTGTATTTGTGGTACACTCCTTGCTCCTGGTACAGCCTCTAATAAATCTTCTAACTGTACATCAGTGCCAATCATCTTAACTTCGTAGTTAATATGCATTGCATCTAATTTTGCTTTTGCTTTGTCACAAAACGGACATTGCGGTTTGCTCCATACTACAATATTTGTCATAAACTAAATCCTTTAAGTGACTCTTCACTTACGTCTTGTTTAATACCGCCAATAACGTAAGACTCTACTTCAGTCTCTTGTGGGGCTACCTGCAAGCCTGAACTACTCAACCAATGTGTAGTCCACGGTAATGGGTTAGTGTTTACAGGTTGGTCAAAGATTGCATCTAATCCTAATGCTTTTAATCGTCTGTTAGCAATATACTCTACATACTGATTAAGTAGTGTTGCATTAAGTCCAATCATTGAACCATCTTTAAACAAGTACTCCGCCCATGCCTTTTCTTCTTCTACACAGGTACGCCACATTTCGTACACTTCTTCTTTACACTCTTTAGCAATCTTAACCATTTGTGGATCGTCTTTGCCGTTAGCCCAGTTCTTAAGAACGTGTGTGCTAAGTGCCAAGTGTTGTGCTTCGTCACGTGCAATTAATGAAATAATCTTTGCTGATCCTTCCATTAGTTTTAGTTCGCCAAAACCAAATGTACATGCAAAACTTACATAGAAACGAAGTCCTTCTAAGATATTTACGTTCATCATAGCCAAGTAGAGTTTCTTTTTGACATCTAGCATACTACCTTCACCACGATGATTGTAAGCGTCTGCCGCTTCTGTAAATGCATCATAGTTCTTAGTAACAGCTTCTGCACGTTTAAGAATCTCTTTGTCGTCTAAGATAGTATCAAATACTTCACTTGGGTCTGGATACACATTTTTCATAATGTGTGTATACGAACGTGAGTGGATAGTTTCAAAGAAGTCCCAAGTAACAATACAACCTTCTAGCTCAGGCAATGATACATGCGGCAAAAATGCTAGGCATGGACCACGTCCTTGTACGCTGTCAAGTAGTGTTTGATATTTTAAGTTTGCTGTAAAGATGTGCTTCTGCTCAGGGCGGAAGTTAGCATAGTCTGCTCTATCTTTTTGCAATGAAACTTCTTCTGGTCTCCAAAAGTATCCAAGCATGGTTTGATTTAATTTATCAAACACAGGAAATTTGAATACATCATATCGTTGTGTGTTTTGATCTGCTCCGAAGAACATGTTTTGTTTTGTAAAGTCAACCTTATCAGTGTTGAATACTGTTTTTGCCATTTTAAACTTTCCTTATCCTATGTAGCAATGCTACTATCTTTTCTTTTGTTTGTCAAGAATTAAATTGCACATGCTTCGCAGGCTTCTTCATCTTCTTCGGCGCCCATGGGTAATTCTACTTGTGTTTCTTCATCTTCCAGTTCACTTGGATCTGTTTTGTAATCATAAGTGTTCTGATAGTAACTAGTTTTCCATCCTAACTTGTAGGTGTTTAGTAAGTCACCAATCATAACACTCATAGGCACTTCATTGTTTTCAAAGTGCGTAGGGTTATAACTCCAGTTGCCGCTTATAGCTTGGTCAAAGAACTTCTGCATCACAGCAACAATATTTATATATCCTGTGTTGTTAGGCATATCCCATAACAAGCTGTAGTGGTTCTTTAGAGTTTGGTATTGGGGAACAATCTGCTTAAGAGGCCCCTTCTTTGATTTTTTAGTGGACAAGTAGCCTCTAGGTGGTTCGATGCCGTTTGTGGCGTTTGACACAACGCTGCTACTCTCCGATGGCATCTGTGCGGACAATGTCGAGTGTCTAAGTCCGTGTTCCTGTATGCTAGAACGTAGGCTATCCCAATCATAATTTAACTTTCCTTTTACTACATCATCGACATCTTTCTTGTAAGTATCAATAGGAAGAATGCCGTCGGAGTATTTAGTACGGTTAAAGTATTCACATGCTCCTCGTTCCTGCGCTAAAGTGTTGCTGGCTTTAAGCAAGTAATACTGAAACGCTTCTGACAAGTCATGTACTAGTGTCCATGCTTCTTTGTCTTCGTACTTAACATGTTGACGAGCTAGATAGTGTGCTAATCCAATGTAGCCTACACCTAGTGAACGTCTTGCCTTTGTACTAACTTCTGCCGCTTTAATTGGATACTTCTGATAGTCAATGATTTCTTCTAATGCTCTAACAGCCAGCTCACATAGTTCTTCTAAGTCATCTAATGATCTTAGTGTACCTACGTTAATAGCACTTAGAATACACAATGCAATTTCACCTTCTGGATCATCAATGTGGTTAAGTGGCTTTGTAGGTAATGTAATCTCTTGACACAGGTTACTCATGTAAACTGTATCTTTAAACGAACTGTGTGTGTTAGCATGATCTACATTCATAATGTAGATACGCCCTGTTTCTGCACGTTCTTTTACTAATGCACTAAACAATTCCATTGCAGGAATAGTTTTCTTTTTAATGCTTGTAGCACGTTCATACTTTTCATAAAGCTCTTTAAACTTGTCTGCATCACCAAAGTATGCTTCATACAATCCCGGAACTTCATGTGGCGAGAAAAGAGTAATATCACCACCAGATAACAACCTTTCATACATAGTTTTGTTTAACTGTATGCTGTAGTCTAGTTTACGTACTCTGTTGTCCTCTGTACCTTTGTTGTTCTTTAGTACAAGGATGTCTTCAATCTCTTGATGCCAAAACGGGAAGTGCGTAGTAGCACTACCGCCACGTACCCCATTCTGTGTACAACAACGTACTGTGCTTTCAAACTTCTTTAAGAAAGGAATGATACCAGTGTGCGCCACTTCTCCGCCACGTATCTTTGCGTTGACTCCGCGTATCCTGCCAGCGTTGATGCCGATGCCTGCACGTTGAGCTGTATAGCGGCCAATAGCCATATCACTAGCAAAAATGCTGTCAAGAGTATCATCACTGTCAACAAGAACACAACTTGCAAACTGTCGTACAGGGGTCCTGACACCTGCCATAACTGGGGTCGGAATATTGATTTTAAAAAGTGAGGTCGCATCGTAGTATCTCCTTACGTAGTGCATACGTGTTTCTGCTGGATAGTTAGCAAACAATGTTGCCGCAATCATCATATACATAAACTGGGGAGTTTCAAATATTTGTCCATTTGAACGATCCTGGCAAAGGTATTTGTCAACTACTTGACGTAACCCTGCGTAGGTAAAGTTTTCATCACGCTTATGTCTTATATAACTGTCAAGTGTAGCAATTTCATCTGTTGTATACTTTTCAAGTATCTCAGGATCATATACGTTACGCTCAATGTTAAGTTCAATGTTTTTCTGTAGTGTAATTGCATTGTACTCGCCAAATACATCTTTGTTTACACCATAGCTTAATAGTCTTGCTGCAGCATACTGGTAGTTTGGGTTATCCAAACTAATTAAATCGTTAGCACTTCTTACTAGAATTTCTTGTATGTCACTTGTTGGCATACCATCATAAAATTGTAAGTTCGCATTCATTTCGATTTGACTACTACTTACGCCGGCTAAACCTTCACAAGCAAATTCTACTACCTTGTGTATTTTATCAATGTTGATTGGTTCTTTTTTGCCAGATCGTTTTACGATTTGAATCCCGTTGGACATATTGTTCTCCTCTATCATTCCTATTAAGTTTTATATTTATTGCAACCCAGACATGTGATACTCACGTTGCGAAATTATTGTTTCTGGAAGATCAGACTTGGCAATATGTGTGTCTGGTTCATAGCCAATTATCCTATCTTCGATTAGTAGCAGATAGTAAGTTTCGTTGTCTTCTCTATCTATACAGATATGTATCTCTACAGGTACCTGTTTAAAGCGGTCTGTTAACTGTAGCGAATAGCACATTCCTAATACAGTACAAAAGGAACAGTACTGATTCTCTAAAATCAGTTCCCAAGGTTGAGGCCATATTTTTTGATCCCAAGGGTCAGTATGAATACTAACTTGAGGCACACTTTCATACGTGTCGATTGTGTACTGTAGGGGATCTGGATGGCTTTCTAACTCTTGTCTGAAGTCATGCCAGGCCTGGAGTCTTACTGAATATTTTTCACCAAACATTAAAGTTAACTTCGTGTACGTATTTTAAAAGTTAAGTTTCCTGAGTCTAATTGGTTTATATATTTCACTTGAGCACTCCATGCACTTTCTAACTGGTTTAATGTTGCACTAAATTGCAGGCTTTCGCCTAAACTATCTAGTCCGCTAATATCATAATCATCCATAACGCTTACGCTATTGTTCTCTCTATTTACAAATACAGTTAAAGTACCTGCTCTAGAAAACACAATGCCGCCTCTGTCAGTCTTATACCAGTAGTCAATATCAAATGACTTACTTGTATCAGCGGGCAACCTAAACAAGAGTTGAGGTGTACCTATTTGGCTTAGTTCAACTTGCTCAGTATATTCGTGTTCATAGAACGCGGGTCCTTCAACCTCAGGTATATATGGTTTATTAACTATATACGCCTGATTAATACTAAGATTATACGTTCTATCGAACTCGTTGTCAACTGAAATGTTGCCTGATTCGCCAAATTTTATTATGCTGTGAGCAACCGTTGTTTCGCTACCGCCGTTGTTGCCCACACTAGGACCAAATCTATTATTGATACTAGAGTTACGTGTACCATTTGCAATATGTATTGCTTGTTCATCAATGGTCTCAAAATAACATTCTCTAATGTTATTGTCGGTAGCATTTGCTTGACCAATAGTAGGTGTAACACCTAGCTCAATGGCCTTTGTAATGTTATAGAACTTACATGCGTCTATTTCATTACGTGAAATATTATGATTACTAACTATTGCTTTACCAATGTTTACAAACTCACAGTCAACGAATCTATTAAACTCTGATCTTACAGCATCACTCTTGCTTCTAATTAGTACAGCAGGATTAGTTGTATTTGCTGTTAGTTTGTTTGCTTGGAATTGCATGTTTACAAAACGGCTGTCACGGCAACTATTAAGTTGTAGTAATGTGCCATCATTGCTTTCTGATTGTAGTGTACAGTCGCTAAATTCTATGTATTGCGAACTGTTTGCATATGTCATTGTTGGATCGCCATATACTACAGCATTGGCTACAACACCGTCATACGAAGAATCTTTAGAGATAGTTTGGAACATAGTAAAGTCGCCTGTCTTTATAAAGATAGTTTTGTCTTTACCTGCTCCTGCAATAGTTGCAAAAGGTGGAATATTAATTGTAGAACTAATTCTATAAGTTCCTGGCTCTACGTGTAGTATTACTCTGCTTTGTGGATTAGTCTTTGTAGTAGGGTTTAGATAAAGTTCGTACAGTGCCTTTTGTAATGCGACAGTAATATCTGATCCGTCACCTGCACAACCAAACGAACGAACACTTACGATGTCATCTAGTCTTGCGTTAAGTGTGCGCTCAACAGCAATACCTTCGCCGGTGTCAATTGCACCTTTCTTGTATGCATATGTGCCTACGAGTTCGAATATGTCATCATGTTCGGTTAGTATCTTTGAATTACCAACAGCAGGAGCACCTTCAGCTACGGAACCGTTACCAATGTAAAGTTCTTGTGCGTCAACAGCCCAGCCAAATTCACCACCAGCAAGTTGTGGGATTCCTGATCCTTGATTTGCTTGTCCCCTACGGACTTGAATACGACTGATTTGTACTACGGCCACTACATTCTCCTAAGTTGCTTTCTATAATGTATTTATGCTTGTTTCTCATAATACATTTCGCAACGCTTCCACCACTCTTGCGCCCAGTCATCGAACTCATCTGGCCATATATCAAACTGTTGATATTCTAAATCACGTGAACACATAAAGATGTGTCCTTCACGTATATTTGTGCCGTGTACTTCGTTGTGTGCTAGAGCATACGCTGTTAGCTGTAGATAGTAGTCATATACCCACTCAGGTTTCTTAGGTTTATTAGTTTGTTTGAAGTCCATTATACATGGATTGCCTTTATACTGTCCTACTAAGTCAGTTGTTCCTGCATAGATACCAGGTACATATAAAGGAACTTCGCTTCCCCATATCTCGTCTACATCGCCCATTGCTTCTTCGCGTATTCTAGTTGCCATTGCATGTGCTTTTTGTGCATAAGGATTGCTACCGCAAGTAGGCCATTCGCCAAACTCTATATAGTCTTCAAGGTATTTGTGCATACGTGTACCCACGCCTGCCGCTTCGGTTACAATCTCTTGTGCTTTCTTTTCACCTACACGTTTGCGCCAAGCAATCAAGTGTGATTTATCTTTTGTTGCATCTAAGATAGTTGTTACACTTGCTACTGGTACACCGCCAGGTGCGGCATACTTACGTTTGCCGTTAACTTCGACTCGCTTGAGTCTTTCGTATTTGTATTTCTCGATGATTAGTGACATATAATATATAGGTTCCTTTAGTGTATTGTACTACAATAACTATGGAAAGTCAACCTATAAGTCGCTTAGGTCAGTTGCTCTTTTTGCCATGTCGCCAACTGTGTCAGTATTGCTAGGCTCAGTGCTACCTACTTGATCCATTGAGCTATCATTAATAGTTACCCCTTGTGGGTCAAACTTAACTAGCTTCTGGAGTTGTGCGTTTTGATCGTATGTTTCTTTGAATGTGTTGTAATCAAACTGTGGAACGCCTGCTTTTTTCATATAGCCGTTGAGTTTATCCCAACTAACAGTTGTTCCAGGTTTAATTGTTTTGATAATTTGTACTAGCGTACCAGATTCGTCTAATGCTTCAGCTATTTGAGCTTTTTTTTTGAACGCTCTACACTTTCACGCTTTTCACGACCAGCTTCTTCTTCTCCGCCTGCCGCAGCATCGTCTGCACCAAAGTCATCGCCCATGTCCATGTCGTCTGCTGGAGCTTCTGCATCCATATCCATGTCCATGTCGTCTGTTGGTTCCATGTCGCCCAAGTCACCCATCTCGTCACCCATAGGCTCTTCAGCGCCGCCTTCACCTGTAAGCATACCTACACCGTTTGTAAGTGCAGAACGTGTAGTTTCCATTACTTCGTACATTTGCTCTAATGCTGGCTTAATAGTGTTAGTAAATGACTCAGCTTGTTCACTACCCATCTCGTCTCTAATAGCATCTGCTAGTTCAAGCATTGATTCTGTTTGCATTTCTGCTGTGTCTTCCATCCAACCTGTTACACGGTCTACCATGTCTTTGGCTGCCATTACTAATTCTGCTTTATCTTCTTCGCCTTCAGTAATAGTTGCTTCAAGTACAGGCTCGTCAATGTCAGCTCTTTCACCAATTTCAGCATTAAGAACATCTAGGAAAAGTTTTGATTTTTGATATGCTGGTGTTTGAGTTGAGTTGAAACTTTCTTTTGTTTCTACTTGACTAAGTGTAGTTCTTAGTTTGTTTTGAGCATCTTGTAGTTGCCCAAGTGTAAATTCTTCTAAGTTTAGACGCTGTCCAAACTTCTTTGCGAGGCTCTCATTAAGTGCCTTAGCCGTAATTGGTTTTGAAATTTCTCTTATATTCATTGTTCAACTTTCCTATGTGTTGTTCTTTGTATATTTATTTATCATCTAGCACAGGATTAGTTCATCCAGTTGCGACTTTACTTCTTGTGCTATATTATAACTTATGTCAAATCTAGTAGATAAAACATCGTATTTGATTTCATCGTTTGTAACTTTCATACTGTGATTGTAAAATACACAATCTTGATAGTGTTTGCTTAGTATATCATCTAGCCTGTTTATAGTTGCATTTAGACATGTGTCATTTGATGCATTTACTTTAGCAAATGCTATTGCACTAGTCTTTGCAAAGAACTTTCCTGCTTGGACATTTTCTCTGCTGTCATACACTAACCATGCGCCAGCACGTTTACTGAATCTTACTATAAAGTTCTTAATACGTATACTGTTACCATTCACTACAGGAAGTGGGTAATCTTGTATCTTGCTGTTTATTAAACTTTCAAGTCTACTAGCTAGTTCCGAATTCATTTTGCACCACCATTACAATATTGTCTTTCAGTATTTTACTTACTAGACTTTTCCTTATTAAGTTATCAATTATGACTTGTTCTCTAGGAGAAAAACCTTGTAGAGGTTGCACAGGGTTTACTTTTTCTAATACCTTTGCTTCCTCATTTGAAATAGCTATACTAAAGCTATTAATTAACTCGTTTAGTTTCATTGTCCTGGTGTTGCGAAAACCTTGTCGCCTCTTTTAACAGTTGTTGCTGGATTGGCTTTCGCGCCCGGTTGGGGCTTTTTGTTTATAGTGACCTTTTTAGTCTTAGGATCTTTTTGTAGGGCCGATGGATTCTTTTTAAGATCGATAATAGTTTTAGTGCCGTCCATATTATCTACTTCTGCGCTTTGTCCTGGCTTGAGGTTCTTGATAATTGCTGGTTTAGATCCTTGCATTTCTGTAATTTCATTAATTTTCATCTTATATCCTCTTGGCCTTAGACTTTTTACGTTGAGTCCTTATACCTTTATTTACTCTAGGCAATCTGCTTGATGCAGGGTTTGCTCTTTTTGTTCTTGCTATCTTAACTGCCTGTCGCTTTGCTCCAGCACGTTTTACTTTCTTAAGAGTAGTTGCTTTCTTAACACTCTTTGGTGCTGTACATGTTGACATCTTTGCAACAATACGTCCTTTACGTGGACCACTATTGCATCTGTACCTACGAACATTCTTACCGCCTTTACGGCCATAAATGCTAGTTGCGCCTTCTTCAATTGAAGTTGTTTCTGTCAACTCTCTTAAGTACATTATAATCTCTTTGGTCTACTTGCTTTATTAAGAGCTGCTACTCTGCGGCTTGCTGAACTTACTCTTTTAGTCTTACGTGCCTTACGTGCCATTTTAGCACCAAGCCTTGCTTTTGTAACTTTTAGTTTCAAACGCTTCTTCATGTCAGGCTTTGCAAAACACTGAGCAATATTAGAAACAATACGTCCATGTCGCCTGCCGCCACTACATCTAAACTTACGAACGACTTTGTTGCCGCGTTTGGCCCAAGCCATTTTAGCTTCTTCTAAATCGTCAAGCGGTAAGGTAATCTCTCTTAATAACATATAGTTATTTAGTTGATTAATTAACGTTTAATAAAATTACGATTATTGTGGAAAGTAAACCAGCAACGATTGTGCCAGCTGTGCCAACAAGCACTTTAGTCATTGACTTTTGCCCATCGGTGATATCTTTATGAATGTGTTCTACTTTGTCTTCTATTTTAGTGAGACGAGCTTCAAGTTGTTCATATCTTTCTTGACATAAATCAACGTGTGCTTCTAAGTTTTTCTTTTCTAGGCTGGTGGCCATCTATTATCTCCGTGTATCCTGCTCAAGGATTTTGTTAAGTAAACTCGTAGTTAGCCTTAAAATAGATGCCTGTTTGTTTTGTTGTATACTTTTATTTATCATATCTGTTCAAAATATATGTTCTTATACTTCTTATTGGTTGACTGAAAAATGGAATTATTGAACTCTATAGTTTCGCTCAAACCGGCTATAAAGGGTACTAAATTAAAGTCTTCTTTTAACATAGGTACTTCTAAACTTCCTTCACGTTCTACTTCAAACTCAATTGTCCAAACTTTTTGTTCACCTGTGTAAGTTGAGCCAAAGTATTTTGTAGACTCTGTTATATCTGTAACAACAACCGATGTAGGATTACTACGCAACCCTAGTGTGTTTATTACTGTCATGTAGTTTTGATGTTGATTGTACATGTATCTATCCTCAGTTCTACGAGCATAGGTTGGTGTAATATCTACTAAAGTTTTTAATATAAAACGCATGTTAATACTTATAGCCATAAAAAAAGGCCCACTTAAAAAGTGAGCCTTTTGATGTGACGCCTTTATAACATCACGGTTCCTAAAGGTAGCTAGGAATTATGCTAAGTCGCCTGCTGTTAGTGTGATTTCAGCTACAGTTGATGTAACACCTGTTGCTGTATCTACTAATGCTTTAACAGCTGCTGCTACGTCTGTGTCAGTGTTAGCTGAAACATATGCGTTTGCTGTTGCTGAGTCAATCATTACACATACTATGTCGTCAGCTCTTTCGCCAACGTGTACAACGCTCATTTGTGTTTGGATTGCACTAATTGCTTTTGCCAAGTTACCTTGTGTGAACGCTGCTACACCGTCTGCTGACGCTGTATCTGCTGTTGCTACGTTTGTTCCTGTAATCTTAAGGATGATTGGATCATATCCATAAAAACTACCTGCGGTTGTTAAACCATTTACTTTTGCTTGTGTTGCCATTTTATTTCTCCTGTTTAATATAAAATTGAAGAGTATTACCTCTTCGGCTCTAATGACACTATCCGTAAACTCTTTACGAAGTGCTTATTATTATTTAGCCTTTTTATAAAAAAATAGTGATTATGAGCCCTTTTTGGCTCTCTGATGTAGTAATTTAAGCATTTGAACGTATCCTGGGCCTGCTGTAACGATATCATCCAGCATTTCTAGTGCAGGAACAAAGCCTTTTACCATTGTACTGGGTACGCTTTTGCCAGCAAGTGCTAGTTCTAAGAACTTTTTAGTGAGCATCATATTACGTTGACCTACAATCATTCTATATAGAGCTAGGTCTCTTGCTTCAACACGTTTTTCAATACGGTCAAATGCACCTTCATCTAGCTCTTCTAGATCGTTAAAAACTAATTGTAGTTCTTCTAACTTACCGAGTAACTCAGCTGACTCTTTGTCAGGCTGTATCTCAGTATCGTTTTCTAATGCCCTAAGAAAGTCCATTACTTCTTCTTGCGTAAGATATTAAGAATACTAACTAATCCTGCTGAGTCTTGAATTTTCTTTTGAAGTTGTAGTTTTTGCGCTGGCTTGCCACCTGGGCTTTTAAGTGCTTTAAGTATTGCTACTGCTTCAGGACGTTCAACTCTAATCTTCTTGTTGTCAGAAGTTACAACACTTCTTACAGGATTTTTAATATCGTCGTCTTCTTCCGAATCTTCAATTCTCATAAGCTGGACTTGCATAGGCTCACCTTTAAGTTTGACTGCTACACTGTCATCGTCTTTGTCTAATTCTGATCCATGCGGATCAAGACCTGGACGGTAATCCATATCAAAGTCTGCTTCTAAAATTAATTCATTAATTTTCATTTTATTTTCCTTTTAGTTTGGTTGCCACCTAGTTCGTGGAACCAGTTTTATTTTTGACTTTTGAGCAACGTAACCTTCGCCGCCTTGCTCATCGCCTGTCGATGCTTTGATATCTGCATCTGCTCCGTCTAGTTGTGTAATAACATCATCCTTTGCAATCATTATTTGTTTTACTAAACTAAAGATTGCTGGCAACGCCTCTGGATTGCTTTCATTCATTGCCGCTAGTTTTGCCTGTTGTCCTTGACTAACTTTGCTTGTTTTAAGCCAATCAAAAAATCCATTTTCTATATTATCTATCTGCTGTGTGCGAGTCATATGATTCATATAGGTGTAAATGATTGCTGCTGGATTGCTCAAACCTTGTACACCTGCTAGGAACTTATCAATATGTCCTGCATGAGCATTTACTTGTTTACGTATTTTGTCTGTTTCTTTTGTATTAACTTCAGGTTGATGTGATACATACGTTTGTCCTAGTACAACAACATCTTTATTATTCAATTCGCCTGTTTGTTGTATAGGTTGTCCTGCCTTATCGCCAAAGTCATTGTAACGTGTGTGTACAGTAACACCTACTTTACTTTGTGCAATACGTTTGCCTATGTCACTGTTTGCATCTACAGTATATGTAACTTTGTTGGGTGTAAATTGTATTTTGCCGTCTTTAATTATATATGGTTTACCAGGATGATATAATAAATCACCGTACACATATTGATTTACACTTGGCGGAGTTGCACTCTTAAGTATATTAAAAATTGCACCCATATCATTGCCAAATTTTTCACGCCACTCTTCACCTTTGCCTGAGGTCTTAATAAAGTTAGCAAGGTCTTCTGCACTCTTGCTTTTGTTTCTGCCCCAACCGTTCTTACCTACCATTACAAACTCGCCATTCTCTTCGCGACCCCAATAGATAGTAGGATTACCGTCCCATTTAATTGCAACATCTGAACTGTCAGTACCTAAGTTATCAAGTACGTCTGCGGCTTTAAGTGCGCCTTTAGATCCGTGAACAAAAACAAGGTCCTCTAAGTGTTGATATTCTCTACCAACCTTGGCTGCCTCAGTTAACGTGTGTCTGAACTCTGTAAATCTCATCTTGGAAGTAACTCTTTAATTCTACGTAGTTGTTTTTCACCTAGTGTTTCTACAGCCACTTTTGATTTCTTCCATGGTGTATCGGCAAACTCGTTTTGTTCTTGTTTATCTACTAAATCTTTAGCCATAGGACTTTTAGCAACCATTGCTTCTACTGATGCTAAGTCTTTTGCTTTTGCATCACCACCTAAAAGTATCTTGGCAATTTCATCTAAGTTATTAGATATCATAGCATCATCTCTACGATCTAACAATCCTTTGTATGCACTCCACTTCATGCCTTCTGGATGATTTTCATTCTTTGTATTCTTTGCTAGGTCCGCAATTAGTATCTGCTTGTGTACACCTTTATACGGTGAACCTTTTGGTATGTCATGAACATGAAACTTTTGTGCTGTGTCACCGTTAGCAACAACCATTATGTCAACTTGCTGTGCGGCTTTGCCTGCTGTTGTTTTAACATGGACACTTGTTCCGCTACGCTTTGTTTCATATCCTGCTTGTTGAAATAACTTTTCTAATTCTATTCTTGCATCTTTAGGAGTTGTAACATTAAAATGCTTAAACAATGCGCCGGCATCAATAATCATATCAAGGTCGCCGCTTATCTTACCTGGAGTTGGCGATGCGCCTGATCCTATTGGCAATGCTTTAGCACCTGTTTTAGTTGTTACACTATTAATCTGCTTCATCATGGCTGGAATAATTTTATGATCAAACGGTTCTGTACCTTGGAATATGTTTCCACCTTCATTCAGTATCATTATTTTTTCCTTCAATAATTCTTGTTATACTTCTTTTAAACTTACGTGGATCGCCCGACCTTATACTGTTAAGAAAACGCCTTTCTAATTCAGCGGCATTGTCTTGGTCATAAACACGGTGAATCATATTAAGCAAATTAATAGAGCTTTCAATTATGTTACTTGCTGTTGCTTCAATTAGAAGGTCATCGTTCTTAGGCTTACCTAAGTTATTAAGTTCTTCTAGTATGCTTCGTGTTTTCTTACGCATTATTCTAATTCCTATATGTGTATTTAGTTACAATAACAATAAATAAATGTACATAATGGAGGGCAACATGATACATCAATTAAACTTTCTCGAAAGGTCATTGTTATTTGCGAAATTATCACAAGTAGCATATTATAACTTCGATGAAGCAAAAAAGCAAGCGAAAAAATTAGGATTTACTACAACAGAGTTTTACGACAAAGACGGAGCTCAAGCATATCGTTTTATGAACAAGACAGACTTAGTAATTGCTTGCAGAGGAACACAACCTACAGAGTTTAATGACATCAAAGCAGATCTAAAAGCCCTACCAGTTCTTGCAGAAACTATGAGTCGAGTACACAGAGGTTTCAAAGCAGAAGTTGATGAACTTTGGCCAATGGTTGAAGAAGATGTTCTACGTAAAACAAATTTAAGTAAAACACTTTGGTTCACTGGACATAGTTTAGGAGCGGCAATGGCTACTATAATGGCAAGTCGTTGTAAACATAACATTGAACTTAACGATCCTATAGAGCTTTATACATACGGGTCACCTCGTGTAGGCTGGAAGGGGTATTGTGATAGCCTATGTGTTGAGCATCATAGATGGAGAAACAATAATGACATTGTTACTACAGTTCCTCCGTCGTTTATGGGTTATAAGCATCATGGCACTAAACACTACATCAACGCCTATGGCAACGTTCGTAACTTAAATTCTTGGCAACGCTTTAAAGATAAGTTACGTGGTTTATGGATGGGCATTAAGGCTGGTAAGGTAGACTCATTTAGCGATCACAGCATTGACGAATACATCAAACACATTGAAACAGCGTTAGGAAAATAAACTACTAACGCTTTCTTCGTTTGATACTCTACGGATTGCTTCACCAAATAAAGGCGCGACACTAACCTGTCGTGTCTTTTTACAGTTCTTAGGACAACGATCGTTGATACTATCTGTAACTACTAACTCCTCTAACACACTCTTTTCAACCTTGTTACATGCTTCGCCTGACAATACACCATGTGTAATATAAGCACGAACTGACAATGCACCTGCGTCCATAATTGCTTTGGCCGCACTACATAATGTTCCGCCTGAGTCAACAATGTCGTCAACTAGAATAGCATGTTTGCCTTCAACATCACCAATCAGTGCCATCACTTCGCTCTTGCCTGCTTCAGGCCTACGCTTGTCTACAATAGCAATGTCCCCGTGGAACATGTCTGCAAACTTACGAGCTCTAACAGCACCACCTGCATCTGGTGATACAAACACTGTCGGCTCTTCTGTGTTAACTTTATATTTGATGTCTTTGGCAAATACTTTACGGCTTGTTAAATCGTCCACTGGAATATCAAAGAAGCCCTGTATCTGTCCTGCGTGTAGATCCATTGTAAGGATTCTATCTGCGCCTGATGTTGTTAATAGGTTAGCAACTAGTTTTGCTGTAATAGGAGTACGACTTGCACTCTTACGATCTTGTCTAGCATAACCGAAGTAAGGAATAACAGCAGTAATACGACTAGCACTTGATCGTCTTGCCGCATCAATCATAATCAACAGTTCCATTAAACTGTCATTTACAGGGGATGATGTACTTTGTATAATAAACACATCTTCGCCTCTAACGTTTTCTTCAAACTCAACACTTGTTTCTCCGTCTGCAAATGTTGATATTGTGGCTGGCACCAGTCCAGCAAAACAGTGTTCTGCAATATCTTGTGCTAATGCCCTATTGCTATTACCTGCGATTATTTTCATCTTCAAACTGTTTCCTTTCCGCTATGGATGGTTAATTTCTTAGTGTTTGTATAGTATATATACAAATGGTTTAAAAGTCAAGAAAAAAGACGCCGAAACGTCTTTTTATTTTTTGTTGTATTACAGTCCGTTTGGTAGGATAATATAATGTATCATAAGAACCAATGCTACTGAAGCACCAAGTCCTACCATCATCTTTCCAAAGTCCTTTGCTACAAGTGGAAACACACTCTTGGTCTTTTGCTTACCATAGTATGTAGCCATTGCAAGTTCACGTCCTGCAAGTAGACCAACGAACACCCAAGTTGTACTCATAGGAATATCGTTGAGCTCTTTAAAGAAGTACAAGCACAACCAATAGAATAAATCAATCAGTGTTGCTGATCTTACATATTTTGTATTATGCTTCTCTAGAACAATTTGTTGTATCTTACCACCACGTTCTTTAAACATAAAGAACATGCCTGCTACAAATACAAAACTAATTAAGACCATTAAGTCTATCGGAACTACACGTGGTAGGAATACAGCGATGTTTGCCATGTCATGACTAAGCCATGTCCACCACAAGCCACCAGTTGCTATCCATTGTGCAATACGCCAAAACTTTTTATTGCCTTCGCTAACAGGTTGTGTTTCGTCGAACCAACTGTTTGCATACTTTGTTATAGCAAACCATACCATGTATGCAAAACCTGCGGCTACACCGTAACCCATTATCGATTTCATAAGCATTTTCTCCAACACGAAAGTTGAAGCAAATACTGATAAGACCAAGAACGAAGTTGATACTGGTACACCTAAACGTGTTAGTGCAACAAGTATTGCAGGCGCGGCTGCATGATACCATTGTACTTCTTGCCAGGGTATCTTGTTAAGTCTTCCGTAACTGATGTCACCACCATTTACTGTCCAACCATACCATAAGGTTGCAAGTAACACCGCACTTGCTGCTCCCCATAAAGTTTTGTAGTTGAATCTCTCATTGTTTGATGCCATCCATGTACCGAGAGTCTGTACTGAGTCGTTGGCAATTACAGCGTATGCTGCGAATAGGAACCCTGTAAGGCTCCATAGAGTAAGTGCTTCCATTCTTTTCTCCTTTGCTTGACGGCTTTACCCCGTCGCTCACAAACTAGTAAGCGAGATTGCTTACTATTTTTTAACTGTAACATCACTTAATATTACTGTCAATCAAATATTTAACAAATAGATGATTACAAACAGATTACAGTTGTCCAACATATGCAAACTTTGCATAACGGCAATGCAAAATTAACACTAGTAATCCTTGCAATATAGTGTTATTGTTATATAAATAGTAGCGAATAGGACAGTGATCCTGTACTATTTAGAGCGTCTTCAGCTCATAAAAAATGAAGGGCATTCCTATGCCATACAAAGGTGACGCCTAGCAAAGACCAGGGGTACGTGACAGACCTGCTATCACACACATATACACATAAAGGAGAGTCATTGTGACTACATTGATAATGGCGGCCGACACAATCGGTCTGACTGGCTTGGCAAGCTGGTTTAAAAAAATTAAAGCCAAACTCGCTTACAGAGCCCAAGTAAGACAAACAATCAAAGATCTTTCAAGACTATCAGACTATGAGTTAAATGACATAGGCATTGCTCGCGGTGACATCCGCAACATTGCATATGGCGACAGCACTCTTAACCGTTCTGTTAATCATAATTTAAAAGGGTGGGTATAATGGAAGTTGTAGGAAATACACCAGTCAAAATTCGTAACCCTTTACCACTTGTATACAAGTTTTTTACATGTATTATAGTAGGTATGATTGCTATGGGCGAGTCAGCAGGTAGAGCAAGAGCTGCATCTGAACTATCTCGTATGGGATACCATGAAGAAGCAAAGGCTTTGATGCTACAGAAAGACAAGAACGATGTTTAGAAAGTTTCTAAAAGCAATGGAGTACAGAAGTTACTGTATGGCAATTCGTGAATTAAGAAACAAAGGCTACTATAAAAAAGCTGACGAAATATCTGAGTTCAAACATAAAATGTACGAGTCATTCTAACTGAACTAAGTACAGTATGAAACCAAATGGCAACTTTAATCTAACAGTAAAAGATGTAGAGCATATTGAACGTGCTCTACATCTACTTCAAACATCATTTGACAATGATGCAGACAAGAAAGAGATAGTCAATTTATTGGCTAGACTGTACCATCAAAAGAATTGGTACAGACCTAAAGAAAACTATGTGAGTGGCTAATATGGAACACTATATTCCAAATACAATATCAGACAAGTTTGCATACCGTTTTACTAGAACTATGAGATGGTTTGCAGATACATTCTTTCGTGAACGCTACGGACATAGAGCTGTAGTATTAGAAACAGTTGCGGCTGTACCCGGTATGGTAGGAGGCATGTGGACACACCTAAAGAGTCTACGCAAACTACGTCCTGGATACGGTCCATTAATACGCACACTTCTAGCAGAAGCAGAGAATGAGCGTATGCACTTAATGACTTTCATTGAGATTGCAAAGCCTAATTGGTTTGAGCGATTGCTTATACTAATCGCCCAAGGTATATTTTGGCATGTATACTTTCTTATATTCTTACTATCACCTAGAACAGCACATAGGATAGTAGGATACTTTGAAGAAGAAGCTGTTTACAGTTATACAGAGTATCTTAAAGAAGTAGACGAAGGTAGACTAGAGAATATCCCTGCTCCACGAATTGCAATTGACTATTGGAACTTAGATGAAGATGCTAGGTTACGAGAAGTTATAATTGCTGTTAGAGAAGACGAAGCAGGACATAGAGATGTTAATCATCATATTGCCGATACTGGCAATGTAGTGGTTGACAAGCACTAAATAATACGTTATTATTAATAACACTACACACATACACAGAGGAGAACAATATGACTGTAGAAACCAAGTATGGCGAAGCTCTTATGAAACAAACACAAGAAATTGCTGAAATGTTCAAAGCCGCAATGCCACAAATCAAAACAAATAAGAATGGATACGAAATTCGTACCAAAGTTTTAGAAATGGCTCAAAACAATATCTGGCAAGACTATCACGCCAAATGGGCAGGTTGGGAACAAACTGTAAAGCGTGATAAAGATACTGGAGAGATTGTTCAAGAAGTTAAACTACCAGAAGTACCTGGAGCAGATGCAGTATTAGAAGCAGCTGAAAAGTTCTATAACTTTGTCAATAATAATAAGTAACGTTTACTAACGGACGAGTAAAGAATAAAGGGGCATAGCCCTTATAAAGGATTTAAAGAACGAAGCAACCCCGGGTTAGAAATAGCTCGGGGTTAATCGTCTTAAGTGCTTACGCTTACGTCTAAATCGTTAATGCCTGGGCCTTTAGCAGTAAACAACATTCTTGCATCGTAGCCTGCACTGCCTGCGGCAATTTCATATTCAACTACAATCTTATCGCTTGACATTGTTACGCTGTTCACAGCAACACGACTAGCACCACTAGCAAATTCTAATGCTGATATTCTATCACTTCTTCGTAAATTAGTGCCTTCACTCATTAGTGTATGAACAATTCTTTGAATATAGTTATCAGGTCCTGAGTTGTTTCTTGATCCACTAAAGTCTGCTGTTAACACTGTTCCACGCAACCCAGCAACGTTGAGAGTAACTGTGATTGTAGAAGTTACCGTGCCACTAGTGCCGTGATTATATGCTACAACAACTTCGTCGTATCTTCTACGTAAAACTTTTGTTTCACCGCCACTAAAATCACTTATATGATCGTGTTCATAACCTGGATCAGATGTTCTTAACCCCCAGTTACCATTGCTGTCAATTACAGCTCTAACAACGGCATTACTTCCTGTTGTAGCTGTCCAAAATTGAATTGCTCCATCATCAGTGTTGTCGTCAGTTACACCTCTAATATTACATATAACTTTATTTGAATTATCAAATATAACTTGTCCTACATCAGTAGTACTTGTTCGTTCACCCCTTAGTCTAAGAACAGCTGCATCATCTGATTTGTTGTTGTGAATCATGACTTCAGTATTAGCATATGTTGAATCATCTTCATAAATGTATAACTTAGTTGCAGGATTAGTTGAGCCAATACCAACATAGCCTTCTTCGTTTATGGTCATTTTGTTAGTCAGCACATCATCTTTTCTTGTGTAAAAATCTAATTGACCATTGAAGTTTGTTGATGCACCGTTTGTGTACCAATCATTAGTTCCATTGACTCCTTTTCTTCCAACTACTTTTGCCGCTACTCTATTACTTTCAACTCCTGCTTCAACTGAAGGTAGGTCAAAGGTTAGTGCTATGGCATGCTCATAGCCTGTTGAATTGTTAAAAACAGTTTGTCCGTGGCTTAATCTTAGCCCTTCAACTTCAGCATCGACGCCGCTTTTCTTAACATGTATCATGCCATCTGATACAAGTCCATTTACTGTTATTAATTGATTCTCAAGTCCTCTTAGTGTAAGAGCTTTGTTAATTTCTTCTCTAAGATCTATTTGAGGTCTTGTTACTTTAATTGCCATATTATCCCTCTGCTACCATTCCGTCTATTGCTGTTATATTTGTTCCAACAGCGTCTGTAGAATTATTTACTCTTACAAGTCCTTGGAACTCACTTCTTCCGGAACTTGTGCCAGCATGTACTCTTTCAGTAATTGAGTCATAAGCAAGTCCTGATATTCTTTCTTTGTTACTTGATGTATCGTCCCAATACAATGTTGCTTTTGCATTTGGTTCAAATAATTTCTTTTCATCATTAAATATTTTTGCTATTTCATTTGCTGTTGCTTTTTTACTACTAACTTTTAACAATGCAAGTTCACCTAACCATGGATACGATACTGTACCTGTATTATTAATGTATGCACCTATTCTTGTGTGGTTGTCTGGATGGCTTACATCGTCAGGGCCGCCGGCGGCTGTTCTTATTAATTGACCATCAATGTACAGTTGTAGTTCGTCATTGTCTCTTACACATGCAAAATGTTGCCATGTATCTGCGTTCATTGGATCGCCAGTGAGTGTTGTCATAGTGGCGCCAGTGTAGAAGTAAAATGTTTCATCAGTGTTTACACCAATTTCAATTGTGTTAGCATTGCTTGCATATCTACGTCTATGGAATAATGTTTGAACGGATGTACTTGCTACTGGTTTGATCCAACCTTGTATTGTAAAGTTGCCTGTACCAAAATCTAAGTCATCGTTATACGGTGCTTCCATATAGTTGCTTGTGCTAAACGGTCCGTAACTTACTAAGTCAGTACCTGTGTTACATGCTTGCTTAGGTATTGTGCCGTAAACAGGAATTGATTGGAAATTACCTGATCTATCATCTTCAGCAAGCATTACACTTACATCATCAAAGTCTGCTGTTACAGCCGAGCCGCCAGTTGCACCAAGTTCAATTCTTGATGTTGTGCCTGTTGCAACAAACGATCCTGTTAGTACATCTGCTGTAGCAGCTGTTGTTGACTTTGTTTCGCCACCCGGATGATAGATGCTTGCATATTGATTGTTGGTTGCAATTACTTTTGCTCTTACCATGTAGGTTACACCTACCACTGTTGTAATATCTTGATAACATTGATTTGCAGCCGAGCCACTGTTTCTATCTACTCTTATGTACCCACCTTGGTCTGTAATTATACTTGTACCGTTTGTACTCCAACCTGTTGTTCCGCCACTAAAGTCACCGTTTGTAATAAGTTCTCCTGAACCTACAACATCTGTATCATCATTGTCACTCATAATTACTAATTTAGTTTGACGCTGTTGCCAACCTGTGTTGTGATCTGTTTGTATATGAGCATGCAAAGTTACTTGTGCATCTGTATCAGTGAAATCAAATAATAGTAAGCCATCATCTTTCGTACCTGCAGCTGGTCCATCTAAGAAATTCATTGCCGCGTCATTTTCAAAACCTGCTTTAATCTCTCCAGATTCGTTGGTGGTGGTTATTGCATATCCGCCTGTTGTAAGATTATCTGTGCCGTTGTCCCAAGTCCAGTCAGCTGTTATAACACTTGGATCAACAACATAAGTATCTCTAAAACTTAGATAGGTATCAAAACTATCGCCGGCATACCATAAGTCACCGTTAGGAGTAATTGTTATATGTCCTACGTAATTGTATGCAGAGCCTGTTGTACTTGTTCCATCATGTACTGTTGCTCTATCAGACATTATAACTGATAGACCTCCTGCTGTGCCTACAAATATAGTTGGGTCTTGCAATCCTGTTCTTGGATTAACAGGAGTATCAGATAACACTTTTGCTGTTACACATATAGCCGAATTGTCTGCTATTCTAAGAACGCCTCTAGCACCTTGGCTGTCTATTCGTTCACTGTTGCGACTAGCAATACCTTCTGCTGTGTAGTGATATCCAGCTTCTATCATATCGCCACTGTCTCTAACAAAATCCATTATGCCAAAACGCAATCCGTCTGTTCCACCACAAGTATACATTTGTCCGTTCATAGCAAAGATGTTTACTACAGTTTGTCCGCCTGATACATGTTTCATCCACATAGTGTTATCAATATTAAACACCATCCACATAGCCATGTCAGGGTGATCAGCATCATATATTGTTACTGTGTTTGCTGTGTTGTCTGCAACAATTAATGCTACCGCAGGAAAGTCTTTTCTACTTCCTCTTGATGATGTATTAAGTGTTTCGTTGTACCAACTAGTGCCTTGTACTCGTCTTCTCCAAGCGCCGCCGTCTGAATCAAGTCTTGTGTCATACAAGAACATTGCTGACTCAGTTGTTGTTATTGATGTGTCAATTGCACCTAGTGCTACATCACCTGTAATTTCTACGCCTTTGGCTGTTGTTTCTAGTTTCTTAGCATTGTCATAGAATATATCAAGCGAACCATTTACATTAAATGTAAGTCCATACTCAGCAAGAGTAGAACGTAAACTTATTTCGTTGTTTGACTGTACAAACAAACTACCACTTGCACCTGCTTCAGTAATAAAACTGTCTGTTGCTGTTGTGTATACTTCTAAGTTATCGTTGTAGTTGCTTTTGATACCTTCGTTAAACTTAGCGTCTACACTAAATGTTGTTCCATCTGGTGTAAGGCTAAGAATAGTTTTGTCTAGCGATGATACTTTACTTGTTCTTACATCTAGTTGCTGACCTACGTCATTTATATCTAAGTACGAAGTACCAGCAACGTTAAATCTTAAATTGTTTTCTGCAAAACGTGAGCCTGTTGTGCCTACAGTAATCTCTGCACCGTCTACATCTAGTGTGCCTACCATAGTAACGTTACCACTTGAATCAATAGTAACGTCTGCAGTCATAGTGTCCGAACCACTTAATACAAGTGAGTTAGTTCCATTTGGAACACCTATACGTGCTTTACCGTTTGCACCGTCAAAGAATCTAATCTGTGAATCTTCATTAGATCCACCTTTGATCTGTATTCTACCTTTTGTTCCACTACCAAAGTTAAACAAGTCACCGTCAGCATTAAAGTTACCTGTTACATTTACAGGCTTGTTTAAGTCCCAACTGGTTGTGCTGTGTACATATGTAATTGTAGCACTTGCTCCATCTACTGTAATACCTGCGCCGTTGGCCGCAGAACTACCTGCCGCTCCACTTGCTAGTGTAATGTTTATATCGTCTATGTCTAGTGTTGTAGAATTAATAGTTGTTTGTGTACCATCAACTTGTAGGTCACCAGCAATAACTACTGTACCTGTGTTGTCTCCGTGTGCCGCTGGGTCAATAGTAAATGTAGCAGGTCCTCTTAGGTAACCTGTAGTTGTAATATTACCTACGCTAATTGCTGCACCACTTTGTAGAGCTGAATCTGCTAATAAGCCTTGTGCAGATGTTGCGTAATCTGTTGCGGCTGTCGTTGCGGCTGTTCCTAACCCTAGTGTTGTTCTTGCCGCTGTTGCATCAGCGTCATCAACTAAGGTTCCACCAAATGTTGATATAGCAGAACTAGCCACAGCATCGGTTATACCATAACCTGCTAAGGTAGTAGGAGTTGATGTAAGATCTGCGTATGCAACACTTGTTAAGAACGTACTAGTGTCTGGGGGTGTATATGTAAACGTGCCTGTTGTATTGTCATATGCAATAGCACCATCGCCTGCGGCTGTACCTTCTGTACCTACACTTAGGTCTGTAAGCGTAAGAGCATCTGTTATTCCATAGCCTGCTAGTGTAGTAGGTTTGCTGTTTAGATCATTAAAGTTATAGGATATAGAATAAGCCAATGACGTCCATGCTGTAATACCGTCACCAACTTTAAGTTTTAATGTATCTGTTTCTACGCCCGGTTCACCTAGAGCTAATACTGTATTTGCTGCTGTCCAGTTAGCGGCGGTATCTCTGCGTAGTTGAATTTTTACTGCCATATATCTATCCTAATTATCTAGTAGTATTTATCGTTACTACTAGGAACCCCATACGGTTCCTGCAATGTCTTGCACAAACTGAGGATACGAAGTAACATCAGTTCCTGTTGGAAGGTTTACTACACGACTTTTTCGTATAGGTAGATCTGCATCTTCGGGATCATCCCAAGTATCTATAAGGGTAACGGATAGTACACTTTGAGTATAGTCTGTTGCATCTCTTACAGTTACATCTACTCTTTTAACTACAGTTGTTTTTGTAATTGCCATAATTAGTCTCCTGCTAATAGAATTTTTACATCATTGCCTGTTCTATACAGGCCTCCAGTTGGTACACCGCCTGCTCTTGCATCACTTGCTGATGGATAGCTATCACTCTCTGCAAGGTGTGTCATAATAATACCAGAGAAAGCTGTTGAAGCTGGCGCAGCTACTACAAACCCTGTTTTTGGAGCAGCTGCACTTATACCTGTACCTACTACAAATCTTTGATTCTGTACCCAAGTTGCTCCTACACCGTCATCTGTATCAAACTTTTTCAAAGGATCATTATGGGCGCCTACAACGGTAGAGCCTTTTTCCCACTCATATGGATCATCAGCAGTTGCTCTGTTAAGAGGTGTTTTTAACTGATAACCAAGACACATTCCTCCATCACCCAGCGGTTCATTTTTATAGCCTGCCGCAAAGAGATAGTCATTGCCAGTAGTATGTTCTGCACTGCCTAGTACATTAAGGGCTCCGACAGCTGCAGAAGCTCTTGTGTTTGTTAATCTTTGTATCTCTCCAGCCGCAAAACCTTGTGGTGCTGTATCAAGTATATGATACAATCCTATAGCACCCGAATGATCTGAATCTGCTTTAATGTTACTAGATTTACCATAATTAAAGGAGTGCGCCGAGTCTATTTTGTGCGCTTCAAAGTTTTCACTGCTTCCACCTATGCCTCCGGCTATAAAAGAATTAGTAGCATTTGAAGTTAGTATAGTTTGCTTTCCAAAAAGTACGCCGCCTTCAGCATGGTTTTCTGAATAATAAATTGTTGATCCACCTGGATACGATCCGTTCCCCCAAGTAAATCCATAATTGCCAGTAGTTTTTGTAATATAGCCGCCAGCGAATATCGACGTTTTAGCTGATACTCCATCACCTGCTATTACACTTCCGCCATGCGCCACACTGTTTGTTATATAAGATTTAACATCAACTCGAGATCCAGAAGCTAAGTTTGAAACTGTATCAGCTGAAAAATCAATATCGTCGCCAAAGCCAATGTTGTTACTTCCATAGTTGAAAGAGTTTCGACCTACTAACATACCATAGTCAGTATCTTGATTAATTTGCAAATCTCCTGCGGTATAGGTTCCCCGTCTATCATTGCCTACATGGATACCGTTTTGAGTTGTGTGGAATATAAGTTCTTGTCCATCTACTTCAGACGTTGCAAAATTAAATATTCGAAGGCCACCAACATCTCCATTTTTACCAACATTCACTAGTATCTCATGTGCGTCTAGAGTCATAGTACCTTGATCCGACCGTATAACTATTTGATCGTTTGCAGATGATGTTTGATCATCATAAAAAAGTGCAAAGTTATTAATTCCTTGGCCTGTTCCAATTACTACAGTGTCTACAGAAGCATCTGCGACTTGTTGTCTGTTATTTCCAAGAGGACTACCTGCTGAGCTGGCTTCAATAGCATTGACAGCACTTACAACACCAGTATGCATTAAGGTTTGTGCAGGTAGGGCAACTTCGTACCAGCTAGCCTTCTGCTCTCCGTTTGGTCCGCCAATTGCTATCTCATTGTCCTGCAAATCGGCAACACCTACTATAGGCGCATTTATATCTACAAGAATTGAACCTGTTGTTGCATCTGTTGTAATTATTGTAGCGACTTGTTGTGTACTAATTTGGAAAGCATTAGGAGCTGTTCTAGTTAAATCACCTGCGATTTCAGAAACATATAAAAGGTTACCACTACCTGGTATAGCGGTTGTAGTAGTGTCTATATTTGAAAGAATACCTTTTGTTAAGAGCTTAGTAGTACTCTGAGAACTTACTGTCTCTGTAGCAATGCCAACTGCATGAGAGCTTATATTATTTGCGTCAGCAAGTTGTACAACAGGAACGCCTGCGTCTGTTGTTGAAATAATATAACAAACCTGACCTTTAACTAGATCAGCTGCGGATTGTACTGTAAGGTATTGCTCTTCGATACGTGCATTACCGGCAAGTGCTGTAGTAGATGTTGTGCCTATCTGTAATAATGTAGGCTTACTTGTTAGGTCATCGTAGTCACCACTAAACAACGTAGGCTTACTTGTTAGGTCTGTATAGTCACCACTAAACAACGTAGGCTTACTTGTTAACGAATCATATACTCCGTCAAATAATGTAGGCTTGTTTGTTAGGTCTGTATAGTCACCACTAAACGCTGTTGGAATAGTAGGCTTGTTTGTTAGGTCATCGTAGTCACCACTAAACGCTGTTGGAATAGTAGGCTTGTTTGTTAGGTCTGTATAGTCACCACTAAACACTACACTATCAACGTATGCTTTGTTTGTTAGGTGTGCATCGTCAGTAGGTGCAGTTGATGCACTAATAGTTTTTGCAATAGTAAGTAAATCAAACTTTGTGTGTGTTTCTACATCTGCTCCAGTTGTTTTGTTTACTCGTTTAAATTCAGGTGTACCGTCACTACCTAAACGCATTACAACTTTGTTTGTAGCATCCTTGGTGCCGTCGTCTAATTCAACTTCACTTGCTTTTACTTTTTTAAAGTTGCCGCTAGTATCTTTTACTTCTAGGTCACCGTCAGTGTTTTTGTTTAACTTTGTGCCGCCGAGGTCAATAGTTTCGCCACTTAGATAAATGTCACGAAATCTTAAAGAAGCTGATCCTAAGTCTAATGTTTCGTTTGCATTTGGAAGAAGATGTTTAGTAATAGTAAGATCGTTTGCCGTTATTGTGATCGGAGCATCTGTTAGACTTCCGTATGCACCGTCAAATAATGCTGTGTTGCCTGCTAGTGCTGTAGTGGCCGTTGTTCCAAGTTGTAATCCGCTACCTCCGCCTGCACTACTAAGGATAGACCCGCCTGGCGTAACACCGTCAGATAAACGTAGGGTGCCGTCATCGGTATCAAAAAATATGTGACCATCTTCACCAACAAATTGATCTATTGGAATTTTGACTAAGCCTGCTTTTATTTTGCGTACTTGTCCCAAGGGCGATCCTCCCTTACTTTGCTAAGCCAGCAAGTGCTTTGATATTATCAACACCATCCGTTGGATTATCCACTTCTTCAGCACCTTCGTCGTCATCATCGAGTATTTTATCTATAACAGGACTATCTTTACCTTGTTCTGCTTTTTTTAACTCTAGCTCTTGCTGTTGTGGACTGACCATGACAGGGTTTTGATCTAGTTCTTCATCGCCTGTAGCATCTTTGCCTGCTACGTTGACACGAGGCGTGTCGCCGTCTAAATCTATTTTAATTGGAATGTTTATTGTAATTTCATCTATTCGCATAATGTATTTACCTAACTAGGGAGTGCCTGCTGAATTATCTACAAGAAGAATATCAAACGTGCAAGTATAACGTCCGTTGTTTGAGAATGTATGCATACGTGCATCAATGTCTGTCTTCTCTGTAAATGATTGTGGAATAGGATATTCTAACTGATATGGTCCGCCTACACCGTTTACTTCTGCAACGTGTTTGAGTTGAAACGAACCTGCTCCGCCTGGACGAGCAAACAGTTTGAAACTGCCTGTTGCTGTGCCTTGTGCTGTAACATCAAGACGCATTAGATAGCCCGTGTAGCCTGCTGGAATAGTGTAGATGCTCATCATAGTTTGACCTACGTCTTCAAGTATCTTTGCTACTGTAGTTGTGCCTGACTTGATTAGGATGCGTTTGGTGTTGGGATCAAAACTGCCACCATTTGTAAATCTTGCTCTAAACACTCGCTTGAAGTTATTGGTGGTTGTAGCACTTGATCCTGATATAGTAACTGTTTCTGTTTGTAGATTGTAGTCGCCGTCCAAACCTTGTATTTCTACTGTGTCGCCATCGTGTGCTGTGCTGGTGCTGGCTTCATTGTTTGGCTCAACCACAGTCACAGTTAGCACACCGTTTGAGTCAATGGTTGCCCAAGGATAGATAGTATCGTC